CAGCACGAACTCGACCGGTACTATCGGGATCGTCGCCTTCAAGTCGTGACCCGTGCCAACGCGAATCCCGACCTACCGCCCGCCGCGTCTCCGCTCCGCGTCGATCCCCGAGCAGCGGCCCAACGCCGCAGCACGCGGCTACTGCGACAAGCGGCACAAGGCGTGGCGGATCGCGGTGCTGACCCGCGACGCGTGGCAGTGCCAGGACTGCGGGCGAGTCTGTGCCGACAAGCGGCAAGCCCACGCGGACCATCGCAGCCCGGTCGTGCATGGGACCGAGGTCTGCCAGGATGGACGCTCGCGGTATGACGTGGATGGCGGGCAGTGTTTGTGTGCGGGGTGCCACTCGCGGAAGACAAATACGGGTGAACGTGGACTTTTTGGTCGGAGCCGATGAATCAAGAGGCCCGTATATATAAAGGGCAACCCTCGCATGGGGGGGTGGATGTCGCCTTACCGGGCACGTCTGAGGAAAACCAGCCGTTACCCTCCCCTAGCGCGGCCGGAGGTTTTCGGCCCCCCCCCTTGCCAGACCTCCTATAACGCGATTTCCGGCCCCTTTGTCCCGAGGAATAGTTTCCCCCCATGAACATTCGAAACCGCGTCAAATCGCTCCGTATGGTGCCTGCAAGCGACCTCCGGCCCAATCCGAAGAACTGGAGGACGCACCCCAAGGCCCAGCAGGATGCCCTCCGGGGAGTCTTGGCCGAGGTCGGGCTGGCCGACGCCTGCCTCGCCCGCGAACTGCCCGACGGTTCGCTCATGCTGATCGACGGCCACCTCCGTGCCGAGACCCTTGGCGACGGCGACGTGCCGGTGCTTGTCCTCGACGTCACCGAGGCCGAGGCCGACAAACTGCTCGCGACGCTCGACCCGCTCGCGGCGATGGCGAACAGCGACGCGATGCAACTCGACGCCCTGCTCCGCACGGTGCAAACCGGGAGCGAAGAACTCCAGCAGATGCTTGCCGACGTTGCCGCCCAGGCTGGCCTCTACACCGAACAATGGGACGGCAAGGGAGTGCAAGACGTTGACGAGATCGGCGAGTACGACCCCGACAACGAGACGGTCAGCGTTCGCCTCAACGACGTGCCGGTGGGCCAACGCGACGAAGTGGTGGCTGCGGTCGATGCAGCCGTCGCGGCGTTCGGCTTCAAGTGCGAGGTGTTCTAGTGAAGTTCCCCGTGCTGGTGTCGTATGCGTATGCGAGGAAGGACGAAGAGAGTTTCGCCAAGCTCCTAAGCAGTCCGCATATCGACCTTTTGCTCGACTGCGGAGCCTTTACGGCAAAGAATGCGGGGGAAGTAATTCGACTCGACGACTACTGCCAGTTCCTTGACAAGTGGGGGGGCAAAATCTTTCGCTATCTCGCGCTCGATGTAGTGGGAAACCCCGGAGCAACCGACGCAAACCTCAGGCAGATGCTCAAGTCTGGGTATAGCCCGGTTCCTGTCCATGTGCTTGGTGATGACCAGCGTCGCATGGACGAGCTGTTTGAATACAGTGACTACGTTGCCCTCGCGGGACTCAGACGCCCGCACAAAGGCGGCGCGCCGAAGGAGTACGTTGCGGCAAAAATGAAGTGGGCCGCGGGCCGGGACGTCCATTGGCTTGGCTACGTCCGTGAGCCAATGATCGCGGCCTTCAAGCCGTACAGTTGCGACTCCGCATCGTGGGCCTCAGCGCAGATGTATGGAACGTTGAGTGTCTATCTAGGGAAGGGCGAGTGGGTTTCCTGTGTTTACGCATCTCGTGAAAAAGTCGCAAAAAACCCTCGCGCTATAAAGCAGCTTGCTAAGTTCGGTTACACGATGGCTCACTTCAACGACCCGCTTTGTTGGCGACCCGCCTCCTCGAAGGGGTATCCTCCAGAAACTGAACTATCGAACGTTGTAACTTCAGACAGCTGGGTCCGTTATGTGATCGACATACAGCGGCGATACAAAACAAGAGTGTTCCTCGCTGCTCGCGGGGGCGGTCGTCGTGAAGAAGTTTCCATTTTTGCAGCCATCGACCGCCATGCCGACAAGCTCTATCTGGATCCGCTTCCAGTTTGAGGCGTTCCACCGCTGGAAGGACGCCCCCGACGAAGTGGCGTTCCTCCGCGACAGGCACCGCCACCTGTTCCACGTTCGCGTGGAATGGCCGGTGTCGCACGCCGAGCGGGAGCGGGAGTTTTTCATCGAACAAAAAAAAGCCCAGCGGGCAGTCGGACGGCTGCGGCTGGAGCCGGATGCCGAGGAGTGGTCGTGCGAAACGTGGGCCGCACGCATCGGCGAGGCGGTCGGAGCTAGCCGCGTCGAGGTATCCGAGGACGGCGAGAACGGAGCGACCGTGTGCTTGCCGTAGCCCTCTACCTCGCCGCCGCCTGCGGAGCGAACGTCGCCGTGACATTGTTCGGGTACGCTGCCTTGCCGTACACCGCCGCCCTGCTCATCCCGTTTGACCTCACGGCCCGCGACGTGCTGCACGACCGCTGGCACGGCAACTGGCTTGCCGTGCGGATGGCCGCGCTCGTCTGCACCGGGTCGCTGCTCGCGTGGGCCTGCTGCAACGGATCGCCTGCGGTTTGCGTTGCGTCGGCTGTTTCGTTTTGCATCGCGGGGGCGACCGATGCAGTGACCTACGCGGCCCTCGCATCATCCCCGCGGCACGTCCGCATGAACGCAAGCAACCTCGCGTCCTCCGTAGCCGACAGCATCGCGTTCCCGCTTGTGGCGTTTGGTACGGTTTCGGCATCGCTCGCCGCTACGCAGGTCGCGTTGAAGGTAGCGGGCGGCGTCGCGTGGGTTGCTGTGTTTCTTTGGATGACAAGGAAGGCCGCATGACGATCACAAAGCACTTCAAGTTCTACGCGGCCCACCGCAACGAGGAGATCGGCGGCAAGTGTTCGTCGATTCACGGCCACCGCTACGGCGTCGCGGTGACAGTATCGGAACCACGCAACGGCAGCGTCACAATGCTTTTCGAGGACATCGAAAAGCACGTCAAGCCGTTCATCGACCGCCTCGACCACTCGCTCCTGCTGCACACCAGCGACCCCGCCCGCGACACGCTGCTGGCGTCGGGTGCGTGCTGCCGCGTGTACGAAGTGCCTTTCCCAACGTCGGCCGAGAACATGGCCGAGCATTTGCTGACCGAACTGCGGGCCACGGGCCTGAACGTCGTCGAGTTGGCCCTGCAAGAGACCGACACCTCCATCGTCACGGTGAAACCATGAAGCAATACACGACCAACGAGATTTTCTGGTCGCCGCAAGGCGAAGGGATGCGGGCGGGGCAGATGAGCGTGTTCGTCCGCTTCACCGGCTGCAACCTCCGGTGCCGCATGGAGGCTGCGGACGATTCACCTGGGGGCTTCGACTGCGACACCGAGTTCGCGTCGGGCAGAAAACTCTGCGCCGCCGAGATCGTAGACGAGGCCCGAGCCTTGGTCGGCAAGACGCAGGAGTGGTACGACGCGGGCCACAAGGCATGGGTCGTGTTCAGCGGCGGCGAGCCTGCGTTGCAAGTGGACCGCGAACTGGTCGATGCACTGCACGCCGCGGGTTTCCTCTGTGCCATCGAAACCAACGGTAGCAAGGACGTGAGCGGCCTGGGCCTCGACTGGATCACGGTCAGCCCAAAGGTTGCCGAACACGCGGTGCGGCAACTCACCGCCGACGAAGTGAAGTACGTGCGTGGGCATGGGCAGGCCGTGCCGAAGCCAACGTGCAAGGCGACTCATCAACTCATCAGTCCGGCCTTCGATGGCTGGACGCTCGACAAGCGGGCGGTCGAATGGTGCCTGCATCTCATCAAGGAGAATCCAGAGTGGCGACTGTCGATGCAGCAGCACAAGGCGTGGCTCGTTCGCTAACGTGGCACGACGTGGCCCGAGGGGCCGAAGCCATCGTGGCGAGGAATCCGCAGGCGGTCGCCGTCTATGGCGTGCCGCGTGGCGGCATTCCTGTTGCGGCCTACACCGGCCTCCCACTGATCGCTCCGGCCGAGGGTGCGATCACGCTCGACGTGCTGGCAAACTACGACCGCGACACCCTCCTCATTGTGGACGACCTCGCGGACAGCGGGGCAACTCTCGCCCCGTTTGTAGCCGAGGGGTACCGCGTTGACACGCTGCTCCGCAAGCCGCACACGCCCGCCAACATCGCCCCGAACGCCGACGAGGTGAGCGGTTGGGTGCAGTTCCCGTGGGAGCAGGAGCGCGGCCCCGAGGACGCTGTCGTGCGGCTACTTGAGTGGATCGGCGAGAACCCGAGCCGCGAGGGGTTGCTGGACACGCCGAAGCGAGTCGTCAAAGCATTCCGCGAAATGACCTCCGGCCTGCACGTTGAACCGCGGAGCGTGCTTGGCACGGTGTTCAACGAGACGAGCGACCAGATGGTTGTCGTGCGGGGCATCCGGTTTTCAAGCATGTGCGAACACCACTTGCTCCCGTTCACCGGCACCGCCGCAGTTGGCTATGTGCCAGACGGCCGCGTGATCGGCCTGTCGAAGATACCGCGGCTCGTCGAAGTGTTCGCCAAGCGCCCGCAAGTGCAGGAGCGAATGACGAACCAGATTGCTCAAGCGTTGATGGAACATCTCCAGCCGCGAGGCGTGGGCGTCGTGGTAAAGGCCCACCATTCGTGCATGGGGTGTCGCGGTGTTCGCCAGCCAGACGCTGAAATGATTACGAGTTGTGTGCTAGGTTGCATGAAAGAAGAAGCAGCCTCCCGTGCCGAACTGATGGAGTTCATCTGATGGGCAAACGCGGCCCCGCCCCCGAACCGTCGATCCTGAAATACATTCGCGGCAACCCGTCGAAGGAGTCGCTGCCCTCCAGCGAGCCGACGCCTGCTCTCATGCCGCAGGACTTCCCGCCGCCGAAGACCCTCGACGGCAAGGCGGTCGATGTGTGGAAGGACACCGTGCAAACGCTCTCGCGGATGCGAGTGCTGACCGAGGCCGACGTGCCGACGCTGACGCGGTACTGCATCGAGACGGCTCTGTACCTTGCGTGCTATGAGAAAGTGAAGGTCGCAGGCGAGGAATACACGCACTGGGAGCCAGACCCGAACCGCACCGACGGGAAGATGCGGATCAAATACACGCAGGTTGCTCCGTGGGCAACTCAAATGCACCGCCATCACGCCGCGATGCTACGGATTGAGCAAGAGTTCGGCATGACGCCGAGCAGCCGGTCGCAGGTAAGCACTCATGCCCAGGAAGAAACAGACCCGGTTGCCGCCTACGCTGCGAAGCGACGCCGTACGCCAGGGGCTTGACTACTACTTCGACCCCGAGGCCGCGCAGCACGCCGTCAACTTTTTTGAAGGCTGGCTAAGGCACAGCAAGGGCAAGCACGCGGGCCAACCGTTCACGCTGCTTGAATGGCAGACGGTGATGATCGGCGAGTTGTTCGGCTGGAAGCGGCTCGCCGACAACACACGCCGCTACCGCGTGGCGTATATCTCGACGGCGAAAAAGCAGGGCAAGTCCACGCTGCTCGCAGGCATCGGCCTCTATCTGCTCGTCATGGACGGAGAGAACGGGGCCGAGGTCTACGGCGCGGCTGCGGACCGCGAACAAGCCTCGGTGGTCTACCGTGAGGCCGCGAGCATGGTGCGGGCGTCGCCGCAACTCTCTCGCGTGCTGGAGGTCATCGACTCCCGCCGCACGATTGCCTACCGCAAGGAGGCGTCGTTCTACCGCGTCCTGTCTGCCGATGCGTTCCGTGCGGAAGGCTTGAATATCCACGGACTGCTGTTCGACGAGTTGCACGCCCAAAAGGATCGCCGCCTCTGGGATGCCCTCCGCTACGGCGGCGCGGCCAGAGAGCAGCCGCTGCTCGTGTCGATCACGACAGCGGGCTACGACCGCAACTCGATCTGCTGGGAGCAATACGCCTACGCCAAGGCCGTGATGCGGGATTGGACGCACGACCCGACGTTCTTCCCGTGCATCTACGAGGCCGACGAAGCGGACGAGTGGACGAACGAGGGCACGTGGCCGAAGGCGAATCCGTCGTGGGGCGTGACGATCAAACCCGAGGACTTCGCCGCCGACTGCCGCGAGGCCCAACTTTCTAGCACGAAGGAAAACGCTTTCCGCCGCTACCGGCTCAACCAGTGGACGCAGCAGGACACCCGCTGGATCAAGATGGAAGTGTGGGACGCCTGCGCATCCGGCCCCCCTGCCCCGCTCGACGGCCGCGAGTGCTGGTGCGGCCTCGACCTTGCTACCACCTACGACACGTCGGCATTCGTCGCGGTGTTCCCCGCACCCGACGGCACGTACGACGTGCTGTGCCGTTTTTGGATTCCCGGTGACAACGCTCACGAGCGGGAGAAGCGGGACCGGGTTCCCTACGCCACATGGGCCAAGGAGCCGGAAAGCGGGCTGACCATGACGGGCGGCAACGTCACCGACTACGACGTGATCCGCCGCGACATCAACGAGTTCGCCCAGAAATACAACGTGCGGCAAATCGCCATCGACCGCTGGAACGCGACGCAACTTTCCCTGCAACTGCAAGGAGACGGGCTGGAGGTCGTAGGCTTTGGACAGGGCTTCGGCTCGATGAGTTCACCCAGCAAGCAACTGGAAAACCTCATCGTGTCGGGCAAGGTTCGCCACGGCGGAAACAAAGTCCTGTCGTGGATGGCTGGCAACGCGAGCGTGAAGGTCGATGCGTCGGGCAACATCAAGCCGATCAAGCCGCCGCATGGCGGGGCGGATCGCATCGACGGCATCGTGGCGCTGGTGATGGCTCTGGGAATCCACGCGGCTCACAAGCCGCCCGAAGACAAACCGGCCCCCTCCATCCTCATCCTATGATCGCCCAAAACAACCGCATTCTGTGGCTTCCCGAGAGTGACGCCCGGCACTTCGACTATGAGTCGGGCGGCTACGGCGGCGGCGGTCGCAACCCGTCTGGGGTGAAGGTGGACGCCGAGACGGCGTTGCGTTCGACCGTGGTGCTGGCGTGCATCCGCGTGCTGTCTACGTCGGTCGCAGGGTTGCCGTTGCATCTCTATCGGCGGCTTCCTGGTGGTGGCAAGGAGGTTGCCCGCGAGCATCCGCTGTATCGGCTTCTCCATTCGCAGCCGAACTCGTGGCAGACGAGCTTTGAGTGGCGTGAGCAACTCATGCTGCACCTGCTGTCGCACAGTGAAGCGTATAGCGAGAAGGTCTACGCCAGCGGTCAACTCAGCGAACTCGTGCCGTTGCATCCGTCGCGGATGAAGCCCGAGCGGATTGAGAACGGGCGGCTTCGCTACAAGTACCGCGAGGATTCTGGTGGCACGACTACCTACGCCCAGGATGCCATTCTGGTCGTGCGTGGCATGAGCGATGACGGCGTGAACGGGATGTCGATGATCGAGTTGTCCCGTGACGCCATCGGGCTGGCGCGGGCGTGCGAGATCCACGGGGCGACGTTCTTTGGCAACGGTGCCCGGCCGGGCGTGATCCTGACTACCGATCAAGTGCTGTCGCCCGAGGCGGCTGAGAGCACGCGAAACCAGTGGG